CATTGTTGGGAAACAAATATGCGAGTCGACGAAGCAATGCACTTAATAGCAGGACTAAGTAAAACGCTTGCTCGGTTAATGTGGGGAGGTAAGCGACAAGCGACGATGTTTGTCAGGTCAGCAAAGATGAACGTGAAATTGAAAGATTAAAATTTGAAAGGAGGTGAAAAATGGCTAAATATAAATTTGGTGAAAATTGGAACAAAGAAAAAAGCGATTGGGTAAGAATTTTCTTTGCCGACGTAAATGACGAGCAAATGAAGCATTTAATGAAAGCGGAACGGGAGTTAATGAAAGCCGGAGTTGATTTCGACACTGGTTTTGATGGGAAAGAAAGGGATTGGGATTTTGATTGGAGTTTGAAGGGGGCAAGAGTAAAAATTAAGACAAAGAAATGAAAGCAATCTTAGCTTTAGCCAAATATACTGGGGCGTTTGTTTTTGTGTTCTTGGTTTTTTGGTTTATTTATTGGTTAGAAAAAAAATATCTTAGAAGAGAAAAGAGGTGATGATTGTGAACAGATATAATTTTGAATTTAGAGGCAACATGATGGAGTATTTTCTCTACACTTTGGGTTGGGCTGTTTTGCTCATCATAACCTTTGGTCTTGCCGTGCCGTTTTATGCGGTTTGGAATTTCAGGTGGTTTGCGGAGAATCTGAGAATAGTTAGATGGGAGGAAGATGAATAAAATCACTGCCGAGCAAGGCGAAGGTGCTTTTGAGATCCACCAGAATATCCTGACCTTGAAAAGGCAAATGGGGATGGCCTTTGTGGAGCTCGGGAGGCTCTTGAAGCAGATCAGAGACGAAGGCTATTACCAGGTTTTGGGATATGATACCTTTTCGTCCTACGTCATCAACTCCGAGCTTGGGTTCAAGCGTAGGACAGCCTATTACTACATTGAGATTTATGAGTGGTATGTGGAGAAGCTGGCCTACGAAGCCCAATACCTGGCCGAGGTCGGCCAGGACAAGCTGTTGAGGATCTTGCCTATCATCAAAAAGGAATACGAACAGCTGGAGCTGAAAGACATCAGGAAAAAAACGGAGGAATTGATAAACGAGGTCAAGGAACTGCGGCCAGTCGACTTTGAGAAGAAATACAAGGATGACAAGAAGCAGGAGGGACACGAAGACTATCTCGCACCGCCGGAATATTTTAGGTGTAGTCGCTGTAACAAATGGGTGATCGTCGTGCCGAGAAAGGACTGTTGTGAAAAATGGCTTAAAAAGTTCGAAAAGAAAAAATGACAAAACCGATAACCTACGAAAGTAGCAAAATGACGCCGTTCAGTAGGTGGATCAGGAATGAGTGCAAGGATTCCAAGGACGGCTTGATTGTGTCCGACATAGATTACATTCTAATGGACTACAAGCTGAAAAAGATTAAGATTCTCGAGGAGAAGACAAGCGGTGCCACGCAGGTTGTTTTTCCCCAGACTCGGATAATGAATCTTGTCAAATCGGCGATCAGAAAGTATGTCGGGGAAGAAATGGAAGGCTGGGTTTACGAAGGATTTTTCGTGGTCAGCTTTGACAAGTGGTGTCCGCTGGACAGCAAGGATATTCGGATAAGCGGATTGAAAGTTACTCCAGACCAGCTGAGAAGGTTTATAAATTTCGAGATCGGTTATCAGGATTTGACAAGGAAAAGCTAAGGAGCTAATATAAAACCATGGGAGTCATTATTTGGAACACGAAAAACAAGCACCTGGTTCACAAGGAGGCGATCAGGCTGGTGATCCAGAGCCTGCCTGGTTCGGTCGACATGGACTCCGTTGCCGGCTATTACTCGCCTTACGATGTCGAGTGGAGGAATATAAAAATCCTGGTCCGGGTGGCGAGGCCTTCAAAAAAGTCGAGCCAGAAAAGGGCTAAGTGGTTCTACACCTTGAGAAAGAAAGACCACCAGGTGGCCGACTATTTCGTTCTTTTCGCGTTGGTCGGCAACAAGGTCGGGGCGGTCTATGTCCTGCCGAAGGTTTTCGTACCGGCTGTTTTCATCACCATCACCAAGCTCGACGGCAACATCAGGTATGATTATTTCAAGACCGACCTGCCCGACCTGGCCGAAAAAATCAAGAAGGTTCAGGTGAACCTGCCGAAACTGATCCAGATTCACAGGAAGGCTAAAATTTTGAAAGGTGGCGAACAATGAGCAATATCAACTATGACCAGGAGAATGAGTTATCTGCCTACGAGGTTATGGCAGGCGTTCCCGAGACGAAAGCATTGCTGTTGGTTGATGCCCTGCTCTTCGCCGTATACGGCTGGACTCCCGATAAGGTGAAGAGGATGAAGCTGTCGTCCATCAGGCGGTGGGTAGAACTAGCCAAGAAGCGTATGAGTTGGGGAGATGCGTTCAAACTTAGACGCCTGCTTGAATCGAAGAAAAAGCCTTTGTGGCGAAAATTATTGTTAAAAATTAAGAGGTAAAAATGGAAGAATTAAAGGATAAGTGGCTAATCTGCAAAGACTGCAAGAGGAAGTTCATTTTCTCGGTCAGGGAGCAGAAACAGTTCGGCCAGAAAGGCTGGGCTGATCCGGTCAGGTGCAAGGTCTGCCGGAGGATGAAGAAGATCCTCAGCCTTGCCTTGGACGAAAAAGTGCCCATCTCTGATGAGATTCAGTTCTCCGAGGTCTGCGACAAGTGCGGCCGGAAATTCTTAACCAAGATCAAACGCAAGCCTGGCATCAACCTTTATTGTGATGACTGTTGGGAGGAGATTAAGCGTGGCAAGGTCAATAAAAGCGGGAAGGAAGACGAGGGAGTGGCTGAAAGCGAAGCCTAAGCTCATTGAAATTTACAAAGAGAAAGGAATCATAAAATGCGAAATCAGCAATTCCAGTTTTGCTCTCAGCTTCCATCATATTGACAAAAGGAGCAGCCTGAAGGCAGTCCACACCTTTGAAGGAACGAGACTGCTCAACCAGGAATGGCACGCCTTTTGCGAGTATAACAAAGAGGCGAACGAACTCTTGAGAAAGAAGCCGAGAGGATTCAAGAAAAATTACTATCGAATGTTCAAGGAGATGAGGAACGAAAAGCAGAAGAGAATCAAAAAGGCCGATTGGCAAAGGCCGCACAGGTGCGTCCACTGTGGGGCGATCACCTCGATGATGATCTGTCATCATTGTGGCAAGATATCGATTAAACAGAAAGGAGGAACATGAAGACTAGAAAAGAAATTTTGGAAGCCCACCACGATTCGGCGTTGGCAAAGAGGCTGGAAAGCGAGATCAATTTAGAGGCCTTGAGGCAAAGAGAAGAAGGTGTAAAACCTGGAGCCGAATATGACAAGTTGCAGGAGGCTATCGAGGCCAAGGTGATAAGCATTGAGAGGATAGATACAGTCCTGAAAATTATTGAGGACAAGGTTAAAAAATAGGATGGCAGAAAAGAAATACAGTTTAACCAAAACCGAAAGCGACAGGTTGAATAGCCTCCTGTCGGTGGCCCGAATTCAACAGGAGGTTCTCAACTCCGTGACGCAGAGTTACAGGCTCTATATACTTGATGTTTTCAAAAGGTTGAGCCTGAAGCCGGCCTTGTTCAAAAACTCAAAGATCGACCTCGGCAGAGGCGAGTTAATTATCACTGAACCCGAAAAGAAAAAATGAGAAAACAAAAATACTTTTCTAGGTTTACGGAGTGCAACCAGATGCACAGACACGCTTCAAGGAAAGAGGCGGCCAGGTGTAACGAGTTGACTCTGCTAGAAAAGGCGGGACAGATCGAGAAGCTGAGACAACAGCCCAAGTTTGTTCTGCAGCCGAGGTTCGAACTTAATGGCAGAGTGATAAGGCCGATTATTTATCAAGCCGATTTCTCCTACTACGACAAGGAGAGGAAAGCTTTCGTGGTGGAGGACGTCAAAGGCTACCGGACCAGAACCTATATGATTAAAAAGAAAATGCTTTTATACATTATGAGAACCAGAGAAGACTGGCTCTTTGAGGAGACATGATGAAGGAAACAAAACGCATCGTTCCGCTTAAAGAAAAGATAGCCGTCGGGCTGCCGAGAGGTGCCGATACGGGGTACCGCTTTGAATGGATAGAGTCGCTCTTCAAGATGTTCGGCAGAAGTCCCTGCAATTACCGAATGGTTTCCGCTGCGAAAGTCCATCACCTCGCCAGGAATGCCATCATCAAGGATTTCCTGGCGACTGACATGAACTACCTCCTGTTCATAGATTCCGACATGATTTGGGAGCCTAATAGTCTCGACCTTGCCTACCAGCTGATGCAGCACCCGATGGTTGACATTGTGACCGGGATCTACTTCACGAAAGGCGAGCCGCACCTGCCCGTCATCAAGAAGCTGAATTTGAAGGCCGGCTGCTATAACATCTTTATCGAGTGGGGCAACGAACCGTTCGAGGTTGACGGTGCCGGAATGGGCTTTATGCTCATTCCGAGATACGTGCTGGAGAAGATGAAGCAGCCCATCTGCACGTGGGACGGCGGATTCTCCGAGGACTTGAATTTCTGCCTGAAAGCCAAGAAGGACTTCGGCTTCAGGATTTGGGCACATCCCCGCATCAAGCTTGGGCATATCGGCTCGAAGATCATCACCAGCTTCGACTGGGTCCAGCAGTTCAAACCTGGCATGAAGGCCTATATCCGCGAGGCGATGTATAACACCACCAACTATCTGAAGGAGGAGTTTCCCAACTGGAGAGAAACGCTGGGGATCCACCCGCTCGACTTCAAGAACATCAACACCAAGGAATACTGGGACAGAATCTACAAAGCCGAAGGCGGGCTGAAGACCTGGCGGGACTATCCCGGCAAGTATGGCTTCGTTTCCAAGAAACTGCTAAAAGACTTGCCCGAAACCGCCAAGGTTCTGGAGCTCGGATGCGGAGTGGGCGTATTCGCCGCCTTGCTCCAAAAGGATCACCCGAAGTTCGAGATGTTCGGGATCGACATTTCCGAATATGCGATCGACTGTTTGAAGTCCCTGAAAATTGGCGGCGAGGTCGCAAAGATACCGCCCATCAACCAGCCGGACAAGAGCTGGGATACTGTCGTCGGACTGGAATTGATGGAACACCTTGACGAGAAGCCCAGAGAGGAGCTGGTCAGGGAAACCTATCGGGTTCTGAAGCCAGGCGGCGTTGCCGTTTTCTCTTCGCCGGACAACATAATGCCTCCGGAGGAGCTTCCCGAACACCGAATAATGTTCAGCAGGAAAACCTACAAGAAGCTGTTTAGGAAGGCGTTCAAGGATGTTCGGGTGTTTTCACACAAGGCACAGGTATCTACCCATACGGGATTTGGCGAGGCACCGTTCCTGATAGCAGTCTGTAAAAAGGAAAAATGAAAAAATTTGTTGAAAGGAGAAAATAATGCCACAAAAAGTAGAAATAACAGCCACAATTGGTCGCACTCTCAGGGACAGTTATGTTTTTATAGATGGTAAGGAAATACCAATAGTGAGTTTAGAGCTTAATATGGGCGTTAACAAAATATCGACAATAAAAATAGAGACCATACTTGGAAGACTTAATTTTACAAGTGAGGCAGTTGTTAATGCAAAAAATGATGCCTCTAAGATTATCAAAGAACTTCTTAAAAGGTATAAAAGAAAAGGAGAAAATAATGGCTCTGCCGTTTAGGAACAATCCTAAAATCTCTACAAACTGGTTCAGGGAAAAGAAAGCCAAGCCCATAGATTATGACAAAATTAAAAAGACCAAGCGAGCTTATTATGGTATTTCAGTTGAGGACAAGATATTAAAAATTCACTTTAGGGAAGAAAAAAAAACGAATATATCTGGAAATCTTGAAAATGGAATGTTGGTGGGGTGGTTGGAGTTTGAGCTTGACAGCAAGTTTGCTAAAGACCTTAAAATGTTCCTGGAGGAGTATGTGAAAAATGCTCCCAAAGCGAAGCGGTAATTGTGGGGTAATTAGTGGAGTGGGGGAGAGGTTACGGGTATAAATTAGGTTAGGAATTAAAATAGTGGGGGAGGTAGGGAGTGGGGGAGTAGCAAAGTGAAACAAACAAAAGAATACAGGAAAATTGATGAACTTCGTAGTTGGAAAAAAAACCCACGCGGAATCACTACAAGTGGTTATAAACGGCTAGAAAAACAAATTAAAAAACTTGGCCAATATAAACCATTGTTAATAACTAATGATGGTGTAGTAATTGGTGGGAATATGCGACTTTTGGCATATCGAGAGCTAAAAGTGTCTCCTTTGTGGGTTAGTATTATAACTTTTGAAAAAGATGGAAATAGTTATGTTGCCTCAATCGACGGTGAGAAGCAGGCTGGAAAGTATGAAACAATCGAACAAGGTATGCTTGAATATGCTCTATCAGATAACGATAGAGCCGGTTACTACGAGGAAGAGGAGCTAGCAGAATTACTGTATTCTTATAAAGATAAAATTGTTTTACCAGATTACAGCATAGACATTGGAAGAGCTATTGATGGAAAAGAATTGCTCGATAAATATGCTCAAATGGAGGAAGATGAAGTTCCAGAGATTGCAGGAGGGAAGCCAAAGAGTAAATTAGGAGAGGTGTATCAATTGGGAAAACATAGATTAATGTGTGGAGATGCAACTAAAAAAGAAAATTTTGAGAAATTGATGGAAGGGAAAAAGGCAAACCTTATTTTTACAGATCCGCCTTATAATGTAGATTATAAATCTCCTGGTAGTGGGTTGAGTTATAATTCTAAAAAATTTGGAGGAACAGGAGGAAAGATGTTTAATGATGATAAAACTGATGATGAGGCAATTAAATTTTATAGTCAGGTACTAAAAAATCTTTACGAATTCTCTGCAGAGAATGTAACTATCTATTGGTGGTTTGCTAATACAAATAACTGGATTAATAGAAAAGCATTCAAAAACAGTGGATGGCATATGTCTCAGATTATTATTTGGCTTAAAAACTCACTCGTCTTTAGCCGGGGGCAGGACTACCACCGGATTTATGAACCTTGTATGATGGGGTGGAAGAAAGAGAAAAAGCACTACACTAACAAAAAGATTTATAATTTAGTAGACGTATTTCATCTGGATTTTGATGAGTTTAGCGAGATGTTGGACGTTTGGTACGAAAAAAGAGACGTGGTAGCACAATATGTTCATCCTACTCAAAAGCCCGTGAGATTAGCGGAGAGGGCATTGAAAAAGAATAGTAAAGAGGAAGACATTGTATTGGATGCTTTCGGTGGCTCAGGTTCAACTTTAATTGCTTGTGAGCAAATGAATAGAAAATGTTATATGATGGAATTAGATCCCAAGTATGTAGACGTGATTATCAAGAGATGGGAAAATTATACTGGGAAGAAGGTAAAGAAAGTGTTGTAAGGAAAGTACGATAATCTTACAATAAAATTATAATAAGCATACAATCTTGAATGAGCAAGGGAAAAAAGAGAAACTTAGCCAAGCGTAGGAGAAAGCGGTTAAAAAAGAAGCGTCAAAATGTCCAGGCCTAAGAAGATCAACTGGGAGCAGGCGAGAGCGGAGTATGTCGCCAACAGGAGCATGTCGCTCAAGGAGGTGGCGGAGAAGTATGCTGTCAGTTACGATTACCTCCGAGCAGTCGCCCAGAAGGAAAGTTGGAGGTCGGACAAGGAGAGGCGGTGGAGCGACAAGCAGAAGGAAGCCCTGGAGGAAGTGGAAGGCTCGATCAAGGACCTGATCATCAGGCACGCCAAGGTGGCACGGTTCCTGCAGGCGGGAGGCATCAAGAGGCTGCAGAAGAGGTTGAAGGATTTGGACATACTGGACGGCAACCCGCAACTCGCCAAGAAAATCAGCCAGATGGACGACAGGACGTTGCTGGCGATGGTATCGGAAGGACTGAAGGCGGAGCGGGAATTATACCCGAAGCAGATGCAGATTCAGGGTGACATAGGGATAAAAGCAGTGGGAATTTCGAAAGCGTTAGACGCGGCAATATATGAAGCATTCAGAAAACGAATCGGCCGAAAAAGACCGTCAATCCATAGCAAGAATAGTAATAAGAAATAGGCACCTTCTGGCGTGGGTGGATGATAACATCAGGACGCCGAAGGGAGACAGGATGGATTGGAAAGACCATCAATACCTCATTGACATATATGAGGACCCGTCTGGGAACATGGTGTTGAAGAAAGGTGCTCAAATCGGGGTTACCACTTTCGGGATGAACAAGGCCCTGTGGTTCGCGGATGTCCACTCCGATCCGAGCGTCGCCGTCATTTACACGTTCCCCACCGCCTCGGATGTCGCGGATTTCTCCAAGGCCCGGATAACGCCGATGATTCAATCGTCGGACCACCTGAGCAGGATTGTGGAGGGCGGGATCGAGCTGAAGCAGATAGGCAAATCGTTTTTGTATTTCAGAGGAGCCTGGAGCGAGAGGCAGGCCATTTCGGTCGACTCGGACTTCAACATCCACGACGAGGTCGACTTCTCCAAGCCCGACATTATCGATATGTATAAGGAGAGGATGTCCCACTCCAAGTATAAGCTGTCGCTGATATTCTCGACGCCGAGCATCCCGGAGTTCGGGATCGACTATTTGTTTAACCGTTCGGACAAGAAGGAATGGTTCGTGGAGTGCCCGAAGTGCGGCAGGCCCCAGATATTGAAGTATCCCGATTCCATTAAAGGCGACACTAGGGAGGCGAGGTTCGCCTGCACATATTGCAAGGCCACCATCACCGACGATGCGAGGAGGAACGGCTACTGGAAGGCGACGGGCGACAAGGATTGGGGCGTTTCCGGCTATCACATCAGCCAGCTGATGGCTCCGTGGATCTCGGCGAAGGAAATCCTGCAAAAGGAAGAAAGTTCGCGGATAAGGCCGACCAAGCAGCTCTCGGGAATCAAGGATTTCTACAATTTCTGTCTGGGCGAGGCCTACGGCGGAGAGAACCAGCCTCTAAATCGTGATATTTTGCTGTCATGTATCCAAAACAAGTACGACCTGGAGGAGAAGAGCAGGTATTCTGTTATGGGCGTCGACCAGGGCGACGAGCTGAGCGTTGTGATTTACACCAAGGAGAAGTCGGGCGACATCAGGCTGGTTCACACGGAGGTCTGCGACAGTTTCGACAGGCTGCCCGACCTGATGGATCAGTTCGGGGTGGTCTTCTGCCTGATCGACGCCTTGCCAAACAAACATTCAGCGAGAAGATTTGCTTTACAATATCAAAGCAAAGTGTGGTTAGTCTACTACAACGATAGGCAGAAGGAATTCATCAAGTGGATCAAGGATTCGGAGAAGAAGGAATACCGCGTCGTGGTCAACAAGGTAGAATCGCTCGACAGGATGGCCGGCAGGTTCCAGAGGCACGAGATCATACTACCAAGGCTAACCCAGCCGATCGACAGGCTGATCAGGCATTTGTGCAACTGGGCAAAAGACAAAGAAGAGGATAGCCACGGTGTGGTAAGATGGGTTTACAAGAAGCTGGGAGCCGACCACTTGACAATGGCGACCAACTATGCGATGCTCGGTATAGACAAACTGTCAACGGGCTCTTTGGCTGAACCGAAAGCAGAGGACATACCTAAGAAAGATAGGCCGATGACCTCTGGAGTGATGGGGATGCAATTTTAAGAGTTGAAATGAAAAAAACAAAAAAGTTCGCAACCAGAAAATCCTCGAGGCCAGAAATTGGTGCCTCTGGCGTGACTAACTTCCAAGGCGTAATTGATACGGATGAATACGTCGCAAAACTTCAAGGTTCCACTCTCTATACCACGGTCGACAAGATGCGGTGGTCTGACGCTTCGGTTCAGGCCGCTCTCTTAATGTGCGAGCTCCCCATCCGCTCCGCAGAGTGGGATATTGAGCCGGCCTCGGAAGATACACAGGACCAGGAGATTGCCGAGTTTGTCAAGGATAATATGTTTAATGGTTTGACTATTCCGTGGGAGGACACGCTTCGGCAGATCCTTCTGATGCACCCATACGGTTGCATGGTTTTCGAGGTGATCTACAAGCTGACCGAGGATGGTAAGATCGGCTGGAGGAAATGGGCGCCTAGACTGCCTAAAACAATTCAGAAGTGGAACGTGGACAAGAACGGAGAGCTGAGGAGCATTGCCCAGAGGACTTACAAGGACGATAATTTCGTTACCATTGAAATTCCGATAGAGAAGCTGATGGTTTTTGTCTACCGCAGGGAAGGAGATAACTACCTCGGCACCTCGATTCTCCGGCAGGCCTACAAGCACTGGTTCTTCAGGGATAAATACTACAAGATCGACGCGGTAGCTACAGAGAGGCTCGGCATCGGCATCCCGATTGTCACTCTGCCCGACGGGTTTACCGACGACGATTACAATGACGCCAAGAAGCTGGGCGAAAACCTGAGAGGCCACGAGAAGGCATACATCGTCAAGAAGACCGGCTGGGAGGTTGAGATGATGGATCTGAAGGCCAGCACAACGAAAGGCGTTCAGGAGATGCTCGAGCACCACACCAGGGAGATATTGAAGTCCGTGCTTGCCCAGTTCATCGACCTCGGCAGCAAGAGCACCGGCAGCTACGCTTTGGCGAAAGACCAGTCCCAGATTTTCCTGTCGGCTCTCGATTCGTCGGCGAAGCTGATCGAGGAGGTTATCAACGATGAGATCAAGAAGCTGGTCGATTACAACTGGACGGTCGAGAAGTACCCGAAGCTCACCCACTCTGACCTGGGGAACAAGGACATCAAGGAGCTGGCCGAGGCGGTCCAGACCTTGACATTCTCGGGAATGCTAACCTCCGATCCGGAGACGGAAGACTACCTCAGGAAGGTCTTGAAGCTCCCAGAGAAGCCGGAAGGCAGCAGGGTGCAGCCGGTTGTACAGACCAAGAAGAAGGTAGGCAAACCAGAAGAGGAAGGCCAGTTTAAGGAAAAAAAAAAGACTAAATACCACCGGGAATTGACGAGAGTAGAGACGCGAGTCAGGTTCGACGAGATCAGAGACTTTATGGATACTGCGGAAAGGGAAACCGTCGCCAAAATGCTTTCGGTTCTTAATCGGGAGAAAGCCAGGCTGATAACTCTTTTCGAGGATGCGATAAAGAGGAAGGACTTCGCCGACCTGCACAGGATATCCTGGCAGCTGAAGGGACAATATGCCGCCGTTTTCAGGGAGCAAATCAAGAAACTCTTTGAATATGGGAAACTGAAGTCGAGCTACGAGATCAAGAAGCCGGCACCCATCACCACCGCCGAGATAAACAAGCAGGTAACGCAGAGGGCATTTTACCTCGCGGACCGCCACGAAAAACAGCTCCTGAAGAACATAAAGGGAATCGCTGCGGTCGCGATGATGGATCCTTCGGTTACCGACGAACAGGCTTTAGCAGAAGTTACCTCCGGGATTGACTCGTTCTTCAACAAAAATGTCCCGGCCACTGCCGCATTAATAACCTCGGACGAGATGAATAGCGGGAGGATTTACACTTTCAAGGCCTTCAAGGACGACCTCTACGGATACCAGTGGTCGGCCATCCTGGACGGTGCGACCTGTAATTATTGCCGAAGCATGGACGGTCGGGTGATCGGGGTCGACGACAAGGCGTTTTCGGCCTACAAGCCAGGAGCGGTTCACTTTCACTGCAGGTGCATCTGGGTGGCGATAACAAAGGAAGAGGAAAACCCGCCGCCTTTCACTGGTATTCCCGAAACGCTTAGGCCGCAGTCGGCAGTTCCAGCATGGGAGTTCAAGGACTTGGAATACCCGTTGCCTGGAAGCGGCAAGAGGAAGATGCCTTACGGAATGGGAGTTTATAAAGAGAGAGTGGAATAACTTGACAACAGATTTTTATTAAACTATTATCTAAAAAGGAGATACAAATGGCATTAAAATTTCCTGCCGACTTCGAGAAATGCGTGAGAGAAGGAGGCAGAGTAAGAACTATTGCGGTTAAAGGGCACCCCAACAAGTATATGCACGTCTGCTATGACAAGGCCGGCAAATCCCACGCTGGCGAAGTGAAGACCAAGAAGGCATCCGAGCTGTTCCTCAAGAGTCTCGTCCCGCAGATTGACCTGAAAGGCCAGACTTTCAAGCAGAAAACCTCGGAGATTGAGGTCTTACGTGCTGGCGAGTGGGAGCACCCGCAGTATGGATTAATCAAGATTGGCGAGGACGATATCGACAAGTTCGTTCAATCTTTTGACAACAAGATCCGTAAGGTCGACCTGGCGGTTGACCAGGAGCACATGCCGGAGAAAGGTGCCGCAGGCTGGTATAGAGAACTGAAGAAGGTTGTCGAGGACGGCAAGGCAAAGCTGAAGGCAACGGTTGAGTGGACCAAGTTGGGCCAGCAGCTTATCAAGGACGGGATTTTCAAGTATTTCAGCCCGGAGTTTGACTTCGACTACGAGGACCAAGAAACCCACGACCACTTCGAGAACGTATTGATCGGCGGTGCCTTGACAAACCGACCGTATTTCAAAAGCCTGGCACCGGTGGCTCTCTCCGAAAACTTATACGCTGGTTTTACCAGTGAATTCGACGAGAAGGGAGGTGAGATAGGAATGACCAAAGAAGAACTTAAAGCAAAATTGGCTGAAGACACTGAATTTGAACTTCCAGAGGACGCATCCGATGAGGACAAAAAGGCCTTTGAAGAAGTTAAAGCAGAGTTAGCTAAGGAGGCTGAGGACAAGGAAGAAAAGGAGAAGGAAGCTGAAATAGAGGCTGCCGAGAAAGAAAAAGACGGTGCCGCCTGCACAATGCCCGATGGGAAAAAAGGCATCATGAAGAACGGAAAATGTGTAGCGGCGGTAAAGGCAAGCGAGCGCTTCATCTCCAAAGCCGAGCATACCAAAGAGCTCAACGAACTGAAATCCAAGATGGGAATCGTTGAGGCAAAACTCCGTTTCAAAGAGGTTACGGAGAAAGTGCAAGGATATATGTTCTCTGAAAGCAATCCGAAAGGCGTCCTTCTACCTAAGAACAAAAAAGCTGCGGTCGGATTATTGATGGCTGCAACTCCCAAAGTCGCAAAACTGTTCTCTGAGTTTTTGGGACAGCTTGCCCCGATATCTTCAAAATTGTTTGAAGAGCAAGGAGGAGCTGAAGGCGAGGCCGACAAGAAGTCGATCATCGAGGCGGAAGCCAACAAAATGGTTGATGACAAGAAAGCCAAAACCTACGGCGAAGCAATAAAAACGCTTCAAAGAGAGAAGCCGGACTTGTTCAAAGAATAAGCCTGGTTAGGAAATCCACGGAAAAACCTGAATTCTTATAAGGAAAGGAGGTGAGTAATTGTGGCACAAGCATCAAATCAGATTGTCAAGACGTTCTTGGCAGGTGCAGACCTGTCCGGCTCGCAGTATTATGCTGTGATGATGACGTCAACAGACAACACCGTTGTAGTCGCTGGCACACCAGCTGCGGAAGGCACACACGTTATTGGAGTTCTCCAAAACAAGCCTGAAAGCGGAGAAGCTGCGTCAGTGGTGATAGGTGGAACTTCTAAGTTGAAAATGGCTGCTACCTGTGACCAAGGAGAGAAACTAATGTCTTCTAGTGGTAAGGGAACACCAGCCGATGCCGACCAAAAGTCAGTCATCGGAATTGCATTGGAAGCTGCGTTGGCAGAAAACGCTGTAATCGAAGTTCTACTTACACCAGGTGGTCACGCTCAAGCGAACGAATCCGATTAAAAGCGGATGAAAACCATCATAGATTTGGTGGTGTATTATAGTGATATATTGAAAGGAGGTGAAAAAGTAATATGAATCCTTTAATTTCAAATGTTCACGAAGATGCTATTTTATCTGGCATCTCGGTTAGGTATACAAACGAAGATTTAATTTCCGATTTGGTAATGCCCGTAGTTCCCGTTAAAAAGGAGTCCGACAAGTATTTCAAATACACCCGTGATTGGAGGCTGCCTCAGTCCAAGAGAGGATTGGGTGCCGAAGCTAACGAGGTGGAATGGAATACTACGACTGATACCTATTCCTGTGAGGAATATGCTCTCAAGGAGCTAATCCCGGACAGGCTTAGGGCGAATCAGGACACTCCTCTTAATATGGACGTTGATACTACGGAAGGCTTGACAGAATTGATTCAATTAGGGCGAGAGAAAAGAGTTGCGGATATTGCATTTGCAGCCGCAACCTTTGGTACTCAGACCTCCGCTTTATCTGGAGCCAACCAATGGGATGACTACGCAGGTAGCGACCCCATAGGCGATGTGCGTTCAGCAAAGGCAACCGTTCACGCTGCTTCAGGCAAGATGCCGAATGTTATGGTGATTGGAATCCAAGCTCACTTGAAGCTCTTAGACCATCCAGACATCCTGGAACGAATTAAATATACCCAAAGAGGAGTGGTTACCAACGACATTTTAGCTGCACTTTTCGAAGTCGATAAATACATCGTTGGCAAGGCACTTTACGACAGCTCACAGGAAGGTGCGAGCGAAAATCTTGGTTATATCTGGGGCAAGAAAGTGGCTCTGGCTTATGCGGAGTCTTCTCCGGGGATCAAGAAAGTGTCCTTCGGTTACCAGTTCCAGAGTAGAGGTTTTAGAGTCAAAAAGTGGAGAGAGGAAAAGAGAGACGGAGATTTCATCGAGGCAGGTGAAGTCCGGGACGAAAAAGTCGTAGCTGCTGCTTGTGGTTATCTTTACACAACAGTGGTAAGCTAATAACACAGTAGAGGACATTTTTAATAACGGGATGGGTTTACCCAGTCCGAAAATGTTATTGATGCTCTGGGAGAGGAGGTGAAAAGCAATAATGATTATTAAAAATAAATATGCCACGTTTGTTGGCTATGGGTTTTTGGGGCTCGGCTCTATGGTAGTCCAGAAATGGACCGCTCCCGATGCCGATGCCGCTGCCGTCGTTTTGGCTGCGACAGATTTGACTGACGCTGCTCAAACAATCACGGCCGATATTACCAACCCAGACTTCCCAAGAGGTCTGAGCATTAAAGGCAATGCCTCTGGCAATGCTGGCGATGTGGTAATCACTGGCAAGAACATTCGTGGTAAAACTATCACTGAAACGATTGCTCTTAATGGTTCGAGTGAGGTTCAAGGTAGCAAGGCTTTTGCGGTTGTTACCTCGATTCTGCTTCCGGCAGAGACTCACGCCGGCACAGACACCGTTTCGGTCGGAATTAACGACAAATTAGGATTGCAGGCAATTCCTGCGGTAACCGCTTGTGTGGCTGCTTATGCAGATAACACGCTTGAAGGCACATTGCCAACGGTTACGACCCATGCAACGAATATCGAGTCTTGCACTTGCGACTTTAATACGGCCTGCAATGCAAGTGGGAATATGTTGGCAATCTTTCCGACTAGAGAAAGAGTGATTTTGAAAGGTCAGACTAGCTAATTATTAAATAGTGTCAAGCTGTCTCCTCTGAATAGCGGACACTCTAAACACAAATAAATAAAGGAGGTGAGAAAAATAGTATGGCTAATCAACCAAAGCTATCCTCTAACGAAATCAAACCGGAAGGTTTGAGAGCTAGAGAATACGCCAAGTTTAGGAAACCTCGATATGATGAGGTTGTGGTTGCTACGGATAACGAAGGCACTGCCTTCTATCCTGCGTCCAAAAACATCACCGCTTCTGGCGAGACGGAAATTATAGCCGCACCTGGGGCCGACAAATGTATCAGGATTAAGACGATGATGGTCAATAATGTTGGTGCTGACCAGCGTGTTGTTGGATTTTTGGAAGGCACGGGTGGAACGGAAAAATTCAAGAACTCGATGCCCCAGTACGGCTCGATGTGGAATATGAACTTCATCGGTGCCTACTGGATTTTACCGCCAAACACAGCTTTAGTCGGAAACCTAGACGCTGGCGGTGATATGAACATTCAACCAGGTCATGATATAGTGAAAGCAATACCAGTGTTAGAACTGAGCGATGTTTTGACAATCGCCGAAGATTTAGAAACTGACTTAACAGAAGGAGCATAAAAATGGCTGTAGAATATTTTGAGACGCCATCGGACTCTGTCGGCATGGCCGAGAGCGAAGCTAAGGATGTGGGATTGGCAAAATCCGGCAGTCTTTCTATCTCGGAAGCGTTAACCAAGGAAATTACAAAGCCTTTGTCTGACATTGTTTCTTTTGCTGACTCCGAAATTGAAGCTCCAGAGAAGGCACTAGCCGACTCTATGGCTGTTTCTGAGTCATTAGCCAGCCAATGGGATGCCTTTTTAACCCCAACAGACAACATCTCAATTGTTGAACAGTTGGCTAATCTAATCAGTATGGTGACCTCGGACAGCATCAGTTTTGCCGAATCTATCTCCAAGGTTGCGGTGGTTTTGGGACTTACCGATAATCAAACCTTCGCGGAGGAGATCGCCAAAAGTGCTGTTTTGGGTAAAACCGATACGCTTTCAATAGCAGAAGCGACCGCCAAAGCGATGGGTTTGCACAAGGACGACAGCCAGGAAATAACAGAAGCCGAGGCGTGGTTTTTCAACAAAGTAATTTCCGACCAGATTACTCCGTTTGTCGATTCTAGTATAGAATATGATGTTACCCAAGAGGTGTGGTGGGGCAATATTAAGTGGAGAACCGCCTGCCACGGCGGGTTATAATAAGAGAGGAGGTGAGAGAAGTGATAGTAAAAGTTTTATTGGGAACTGTCCGGGCCGACCGAGAATACGGAGTCGGCGAGGAACTTGACCTCTCTGAAAGCGAGGCCCGTGCCACGATTCGGGAAGGCGTTGTTGAGGAAGTCAAAGAAAAGCCGAAAAAGGAGCCGAAGGCAAAACCCAAGAAGAAAGCAGAGCCAAAGAAAGCTCCCGAGGAAGTCGAGCCAGAACCCGAGCCTTCTCTGGATTGGACCAGGAAAGAACTGAATGATTATGCCAATGCTCACGGAGTCAAGGAACCAGAGCAGTTTGGCAGCAAAAAAGAAGTCTTAGAGGCTTTAAAAGGAGGTGAAAAGAAGTGAGCATTAAACTAACGAAAACTATTGCCGGCAAAAAGGTTGAGCTCGACGTGATTTCTCTTGGCGGGGCGGTTGTCAGGGCCAAGAACTTTGAAGAGCTCAAGAAACAAGGCATCACTAAGGCAGACCTCGAAAAAGTCGGATTCGGCGTGGAGCCGATCTCAACTAAAAAACAAATTTAGGATTGACCCATTTATGGGTATATAATTTGGCTTGCAGAAGGGAGGTGAAAATAATATGAAAGCAGGATTACAAATTGTAGGTCATGGACGTGCTGAGTTGCGGGATGAGCTAGGAAAAATCAAGGAGCTTCGTGAGTTCGACAATGTCTTTACGGATGTGGGTGATGCTCACGTTGCCGACCAGATGGCCTCGACTCCAGGCGAGTCAGTAATGTCCGATATGGCTATCGGAACTGTGACCACTACTTTGAGTGCAACTGACACTCAGTTGGGCGGAGAGTCAGACAGAAACACTCTGACTTCCTTTACTCAAGGTGCTGGCGGTGACGATAACAAAGTGGTTTATATTGGTGACTGGGCAGCCGCTGATGGCACTGGTGCTATCACCGAGGCCGGAATCTTCAACAGCCACACTGCCGACTCTGGCACAATGCTTTGTGCTCAGACGTTCAGTGTCATCAATAAAGGTGCTAGCGATACGTTGCAGATTACTTGTAGAAACGAGTCGCTCTACCGTAAGGTAGAGATGAAACTCCGTGAATTCGGGGAAAATCTCTTTGAGACAATCCCGAGCCAAGCAGAGGTGGTTAAACCACTTCGGGCGTGTGTAGAGACTATGGGCGGAGCAACCAAGCAATTGGCTGAAGAGATAGTCCGAACTGCATGGCGACATGCAGAACTAGGCAGAAATGGCCTAGTCCTCAATTAAGAGAGTAACAAAGTGGGACTGTAACGTTCGGTTAAAACTAAGTGTTTTAGCTAAGCACCAAGGAACAAACTTCAAGTGGAATTAAATTCAAATGGATTAAAGTTAAAAGGCGATTAGGGCTTGGGTTTGATTGTAACTTTTGGTTGGTGTATAATTGGGTTATGAGACCTAGTTGGCACTGGGCTAACAAGCCCGAGCCCGAACGCCGAAGGATTTTACAAAAAATGTCGATTGGTTGGGGAAAGAAGCCGAAGACTGGCAAGTGGCTAATTTGTCCTATTTGTGGCAAGCGATTTTATAGGAAACACTGTCATCTTATAAGGTCAAAAAATCATTATTGTTCACCACAGTGTCATACAAAATCTAAAAAGGGCAAAATTCCACCCAATCTTAGACAGGCACAGAAAAATAGTCCTATTCAAAAAGGTTCTAAAAATGTAAATTGGAAGGGTGGACTGCCAAGGCCGTATTCCAAAGAATGGAATGGCACGCTAAAGCACAAGATATTTGTAAGAGATAGAGGACGATGCCAAATCTGTGGCAAGATTGGCAAGAAGCGGAGCGACTTGGTTTGCCACCATATCGACTTTGATAAGAAGAATTGCCAGCTTGAAAATATACAATTACTATGTAGGTCTTGTCATATGAAAGTTCACTGGCAAGCCAATAGAGGAGCACCAGGACTTAAAAGGTATAATAAAAACTAATGAAAAAATCTAGCATTTTAGTAGCTGTCACCCACACAGGTAATACGGTGACAGGTCTTGAGGCCAAGCTCTCGAAGTGGATTTATGAGAGCGAATACAAGGCGGAGCTTTACTTCTCATATATTAATCCCACCTATTCGAACAGGAACACCGTTTGCAAATATTTCTTGGAAAAAACGAAACACACGCACCTGCTGTTCATAGATTCCGACACCATTCCTTTCAGCAATCCTCTGAAAATGGTTAAGCACGACCTTGACGTGGTCGGTGGCGTCTATCCTATGTGGCGAATTGACCATTTCGAGTGGCTGGCGATGGATGAGATGCCCGATGGTCAATATAAAACTACTTCTAAAAGGAAGGGATTAGTTGAGGTTGACGGTCTTGGTGCTGGTTGTATGCTGATTAAGAGAAAAGTTCTAGAGGCGATTAAAGCTCCTTTTGCCGACTTAATCCGTGAAAATGGCACACGCTCCTTGGGACACGATTACTACTTCTGCAAGAAGGCCAAGAAGAAGGGATTTAAGGTTTGTGCTGATTGGGATGTTCTCTGCGACCACGTCAAACAAGTTCCTCTGGTGACGATGGTCAAAGCGTTGAAAAAGGTATACGACGAAGGAGTCAAGGAGGGCAAGAGGCAGAGCTTGACAGAGGATGTTTTATAAGTTATAAATAGAAAAGAGGTAAAAATGGCTGATTTTCCAACCGATTTATCAAGCGTAGCAGACAATGTTGACGACGTGCTGGCGAAACACGTCAACAACCTGGAGGCTAAGATTGGCGTTAACGATTCCGCCGTTGCCACTTCTCTTGACTATTATGCGAAAGTTGCCCTTCCAACTTATTCTATAACTCGCCAAGCCATAATCAACGGCAACTTTGACATTTGGCAAAGAGGAACGAGTGTAAGTGATTTTCACGCTGGCGGAAATTATCAAACTGCAGATAGGTGGGGATACGATGCCACTGCTAATTATGTTGCCAACATGACATGGTCAAGGCAATCGCTGGCTTCTGGCGATATAGCAGGAGCATTTTACCATATGAGATTTGCTGAGAGTTCTGGGGTCGCAGCTCCTTCTGGTGCGAATGTAATGATGGTAGGCCAAAAAATAGAACATGGAACAAGATTTTTGGCAGGTGCTGGTAAAAAAGTAACACTCAGCTTTTGGGCTAGAAGCGATATTGCCAATAAAAGGCTGGGTTTTTATTTACAACAAGATTACGGGGCGGGCGGCACTCCAACCTCCACAGAAATTATAAATGGAGATAACATTACTCTTACTTCAACCTGGACGAAATACACCCATACTTTTACTCTTAATACTTTATCGGGAAAAACATTTGGAACCGAGAATAATGATACATTGCGATCAACTTTTTCTTTAATTTGGGGCGATGATACTTATGATACTCGTGTTGGAACAGACACCGCCGAAGGGTTTGGTGTTGGTTATGTTGACATTGCCCAAGTTCAACTCTGTGCCGGCGAAGTTGCCCTGCCATTCCAGCCAAAGAGTTTTGAAGATGAGTTGGCGGCTTGCCAAAGGTATTGCTACAAAACAAGTTCTATTGATTACGCATATAAGACATTTGGAGTTGGTCAATGTTTTGGGACAACCTCAGCCAAGGTGTGGATACCATTCACTACAGCAATGAGGGACAGTCCAACTATTACCGTAAGTGGGGCAGCTGATTTTGCCGTTACTAAAAGTGCTACGGGAGTTCAGGCTTCTACGGCTACTAGTGCTTCAAGTAACAGTTCACGAGATGGAGCTTATATTAGTATTACCACATCGGGAAATTTGGTTGCTGGTAATGCGACAATGTTAATGTCTAATAATAAAACTACAGCATGGATACAAGCCGATGCAGAATTGTAAAATTAGAACCAAGAAGGTAATTTATGCCTAATCCAATATCTTGGTATCTTTTGAAGAAAAAATGCTGATAAAAGTAGAAAACAACCAGGCGGAAAAATCTAATTAACGGAACAAACTTAAAGGAGAAAAATAGATGGCTAAATATAACGCCTTCAAGTACGGCGACGGCACTAACTATGGCAAGAACGCTTCTCTAAGCGACTCTCAGTCTATTACTGAAAGCTTTGTTAGAACCGTTACTTTTGCTCTCGAACTTGGCGATTCTCTTTTAATCGCCGAAGTTGAGGCCAAAATATTCACATTGGCGTTGACTGACCTATTGTCAATCGCAGAGTCGGTGGCGAATAAGTCAACTTTAAACATATCTGACACTCAATCTATAGCAGAGAGTCTAGCTATTGTTAATGAATTTTACAGAAGTTTGGATGATGCTATAACTTTCGCCGAGTCAGAAGTTGAAAAACCAGTAAAGATTCTATCCGATAACCAATCAATCGCAGAAGATATTACGAAAATAGCGATTGAATTGACAAAAAGTGATAGCCAGTCAATTAGTGAAGCGTTGGCTAAAGATTTTGAAAAAGCAATCTCCGACGGCCTCTCGATAGCGGATAGCGAGGTAGAGACCATTAAGCTGGTTCTAGCTGATTCTCTAAGCATTTCAGAGAACCTTGCCAATGAGACTATGATTGGTTTGAGTGACAGTATTGGCATTTCCGAAAACCTTGCCAGAACAGTAGAATTTTACCTTTCGCTTTCAGACTCTGTTGCGTTTAGCGATGCTGCCGGTATGGACATTGGGATCCCGCTTTCCGACAGTATTTCCATTGCCGAGGCGGTTTCGCTCGAGCCACAGCCGAGGCTTTCTGATTCAATAACATTTTCAGAGGTGATTAATGATTTTGAGGTGGTAAAAAGTTTAGCGGATTCATTGGCTCTTGCCGAAGCAAAAACCTTCACAATTAGTTTAGTCAAATCCGACAACCAGATGATTGAGGGATTAGTCACCGCCAGGGCGATAGTTAAAGGTTTGTCGGATGCTTTGAGTATCGCGGAAGGATTGGAGACAGCAATATCTCTTGGTGCCCAGCTTTTGGACAGCATCCCGATCGCCGAGTCTCTTGCCAAAACAACTGGCAAAAAGTCTTCGGATACCTGTGATTTGTTCGACGAGATAACCAAAGGTGCAACCAAGTCACTCGCCGAAACTCTGGCGATTTCCGAGACTCTTGCCAACCAGACCACGCTGTCTCTTTCAGACAGCATATCGATCACCGAAAGCGAGATTGAGACAACCGCCCCGAAACTAGCCGACAGTGTTGCCATTTCGGAGAGTCTTACCAAGATAATAACCAAATCTCTGGGCGATTCCGTTTCGATAGCCGAATCAGAACAGAAGGCAATAACTGTCTCGCTTGCCGAGAGCGTTCCGATATCAGAGGCGGTGACCAACGGTGCATCTCTTGCACTGTCAGACCAAATTTCAATCTCTGAAAGCTCCGCCAGAGTTAATGAATTCTACCGGACCCCAACTGACACTCAGAGCATAGCTGAGACAGAAGCTAAGGACATTATAAAGGTTCTGGCCGATTCCGTCGTCTTCTCGGACAGCGAGATCACAAAGAGAGTCGAACACTTGGAAGACTCTCTGACGCCAATCGCTGAAAGTTCGGTCAGAAACATGGTCAAGAATCTTTCAGACTCTCTGCCAATCGCGGATGGCGAAGCAGAAGTTGTCAGCTTGGTCCTCTCTGACGCTATCGCAATTAGCGAGGACATTGCCGAGGCAATTGAATTTAAACGGTCTCTGGCCGATTCTGTGGGTTTTAGCGAAGGTTTGGTTTGGGAAATCGGGCTCTTCAAGACCGAAACTCTGGCAATCGCTGAAACTCTGGCGAACCAGGCAACGCTCAGGTTGGCCGACAGCGTCTCTATCACAGAGTCCGAAACCGAAGCGGTGGAGAAACCAGCCTTGGTAGATGCGGTCAGTATCACCGAAGAAATTGCCAAAACTCTTGTTAAAATTCTGGTTGAGAGTTTGTCGATTGCCGATAGTGAGATTGAAGTCATAACCCTCAATCTTACGGATGTAATTGATTGCACAGAGAGTTTAGAAAAAACGGCAAGTAAAAAATTAGCAGACGCTTTTACTATTGCTGAAAGCTTGGAAACTAGGCAGTTTATAGAAATCGATGATTCAGTCGCAATTAGTGAAGCGTTTAGCAGTCAAGCAGATTTTATTAGGGAATTTTCAGATTCCATTTTAATAGCAGATTCAGTGATTCTTTACGTGGTAATGCCCTTGTCGGACGGAATTAGTATTTCTGAAAGCATTTCTAAGAAGCCAGGCAAGGTTTTTTCGGAGTCTGTTAGAATAAAAGAAGAATGGACTAGTGATTGGGCTTGGACTTGCAGGCTTGGTCGAAAAACATTTTTAAGACAGATAATAACAACCAGAGCAAGGAGAATACCTTTAAGGTCTAAATATCAATGACAGCACACACACTTGGATTATCAGACAGTTTGACGATTGGAGAAAGTATGAAGAACAATGTCGAGTTAGAATTGGCAGAAATAATAACGATTACGGATGTGATAACCAGTACCAATTTCATAGTCCGCACTGGGGACACGGCTTTTATTAGAAGCGATGTATTTTAGAAAGGAGGTGAATACGAGTGGCAATGCAGTTTAACGCAGTATTAGAGCCAGACGTGGCTATCACGGAGCGGTCTGAATTGCGAAGTGATATCGCAGCTGGCGTAACTGAGATACCTGTCAAGAACGCCTCGAAATTCGAAGGCAACAAATACCTGTGTATCGGGCAATACGGCAAAGAAACCTCTGAGCTTAGAAAAATTACTGGAACTGATGAGTCTAGCAGGGCGATTACGATAGATACTGCTACAACTTATCCGCACTACCAAGACGACCCAGCGTTCCAGTTTCTCTACAATAAGAGAAAATTCTACCGCTGGAACACTACGGCTAATATCTGGGAGCATTTATCATCGGAAGGCTCGCCAAAAGACATTGAAGTTGACAATCCGCAGGGAACGTTTTTCGAGGATTCTGGAGGAACTCAGGACAACAAATACAAGGCAACCTACCTGAGTGTTGTTGGCTCAGTTGAGTCCAGTGTTCTCGATGCTAAGGAAATCACGGGTGGTGGACTGTCAACCGACCTAATCTCTCTTTACAGGATTAGGTATTCTGCTGGGTTCAAGGAGAACTATTCCATCGAGGATAGCTATATTGACCAGTATCGGCAAGACGCTCAGGGAGAAGTCTGGGCAGCACTACGAAACCGTTACACATTTCCTCTGACAAAAAATTCCTCATTCTTGAGGAACATTGTCAGGGATATGGCCGTTGGGTTCATCTGGTTAGACCAATATGCCGGCAACACTGAGAAAGTGAGATCGGCAGAAGCCAGGTTGAAAGCGGCCAGAGAAAGGCTTGACGGGCTTGCAACAGGAAAGTATATTCTATATGATGAGGACGCAGGTGCTGACCAAGCGGAAACTGGTAGAGGTGGAGGCTTGTCATATTATCCCGATGAATCAACCGAAGATACGGACGATGACCGCATCTTTGAATTGAAGGATAAATTCTAATGCCAGACTATTTTAGGTTGCGATTCCGGATCGAAGGCGTGCCTGAGTTGAGCAGAATCCTTGCGATGACGCACAGGAAGGTTAGCAATTTCAAAGAACCTCTCTGGAAGTCGTCTAAGTTAATCTTGAATGATGTCGAGAGGAACTTTGCTACCGAAGGTGGGTTGGCTGGCGGTTGGGCACCTCTGGCACCTTCCACGGTGGCCGGAAGGATCAGGGCAGGTTTCGGGGGAGAACATCCGATACTTCAGAGGACTGGGGCATTAAAGAGGAGTTTCTACAGCCATGTTGATAGCAGGAAAGCGGTTGTTACCAGTAGGTCGCCGTATTTCGGATTCCACCAGAGTCGGGCGTCCAGGACAAGACTCCCTAGACGACCTATGCTATTATTAGTTGAAAGGACTAGACAGAACATAGTTGAAGAGTTTCACAAGTTTTTGAGGTTTAAGTAAGGAGACAATTTGAACATAATCGCTGACAAAATCATCGAATTGCTGAGGAAAAACCTCGGAGAGGCGAGGCACATCAAACGCTTCTATCTTGGCAATCCACTTGAGCTTGCATCGGCAGACCTGCCTGCCATTTTCGTCCAACCGCTTTCAAAAAATGTAGAACAGCTGGACAATGTCTATGACTTGATGACCGGAGAGTTCATCATTGGTGTCTGCGTCGACCCAGCCAAGTACCAGAGGAAAGACCTGGATGAAGGTACGGCGGAGCGGTTCCTGATGGAAATTGAAGGCGGCAGAGACAGCGACGGGAATCCGATTGAATCCTCTATTACCTATGTGATGAGAAACCACTTTACTTTGGAGAACACGGTGGTCTATCAGGAACACCGGACAGTCTGGGGAGAAAGAGAAATGACTGGCGGGGTTGCGAAGGAAATTCATTCATATTTTACCGTTAAAATTAAGATAAAGAACACATCTTGAGAAGGGAGGTGAACATGCCAGACGAAAAAGTGGGTATCAAGGCCGGTATTACGGCAAAACTAGAGAAACATGATAAAGAAGGCAAGGTTGTTAAAACTGTGCACTTCTTTCCTGACTTGGGCGTGAGCGTGGAGGCCGCCGACCCGAAAGAGGCCAGGAAGCTTGCCGAAGCGAAATCTAAGAAAAAATAGCCAAGATTATAAAAATCTGATATAGTAGTGGGAAGGAGGTGAAAAAAAACTATGGCTACTAAAATAGGTAGGTTAATTAACGTAGGTATTGCCAGAGAGACCGAGAGAGGAACGGCTGAAACTACAGCTTCATTTTGGCTCCCAAAGGTTGATTTTGATTTCAACCCGAGAGCCGACTACGCTGTCGAGGAATCTGGGCTTGGCGTGATTGATGGAAGATCTGATGCGAAAGTGGTGGAAAAGCTAGGAGAAGGTTCTTTTGGTGGAATTGTCTACGATAAGTCATTTGGGTTGCTTTTGGCGGCCTGTTTGGGGACTTGGAGTAGTGGAACAGCGATTGATGAGTCCTATACTCACGAATTCACCAGACTGAACACAAATACGCATCCATCGTTGACTATATTCCACGATGACGGAAACGAGGACGAAAAGTTTGCGTTGGGGATGCTGAACAGCTTGACCATTAACTGCGTAGCTAAGGACTTCGTTAAATACTCGGCAGGATTTATGTCGAAGATAGGAGTAGAAACAGCTTCTACCCCAAGTTACTCCGCCGAGAACATATTTTTAGCGTCGCACGTATCAGTTAAGTTCGCAGCAACGATTGCGGCCTTGGGAACTGCCTCAGCGACCGCAGTTAAAGCGTTCAATTTAACTTTCAACAAGAATGTTGAGGATTGGATGGATTTGGGAAGTTTAGATCCAACCGACATCGTTAACAAGGCATTCACTGCTTCCGGTGATCTGGAGGCCATTTACGGCGATTCAATCATCCGGGATTATATGCTGGACGGCGATAAGAAAGCTTGCTTGATTACCGCTGAGAATACCGATATAACAATCGGAACAGCTACCCACCCGAAGCTAGAAATTACTCTCGCTCCAATGTCTTTCCGAGATTGGGGCAGAGCAACCGGCCAAGATGATATCGTGAGTCAGACGGTTGCCCTTGATGGCAATTTCAACTTGAGTGATGCCAAGACTCTGAGTGTTGATTTAGTCAATACGCAGACAAGCTATTAATCGAAAGGAGGTGAAAATGGAGAGACCAACTAAAGAAGTCGCTCTGCCGAAATCTGGCATGAAGGCTGTAGTCTATGATTACTACACCCGAGGCGAGAGAAAAGCAATCGAAGCTATAATGCTGGAAAGTGCGGAGTTCGAACATTTAGGTGGCAAACCGAAGCTCAAACGGATAGATGTCTCTTATCGAAGCAAGATGGAGGACAAGGCAGTTATGCTGGCTGTCAAACATCTTATTGGTAAGGATGGCAACAAGGTCAAGCTGGAGCAGAAGATCCTTGATGATTTACCGGCTCCCGACTTTGAGCTTCTCCAGGAAGCGTTGCCATCCGGTAGAGTAAAAAAAAAATAGATTATAATGCTATTAAGAATTACTGGGCTTATCAAGGCAGCTTCCGGAAAGTGCCTCCTGAGTACTGGGAATATAGACTGGTTCAGGAACACTTTAGAGGAGACTGGTTCACCTACTGGAATATGCCCGAGAATTGGATAGAAATGATAGCGGGCTTCAGGAAGGCCGAACTAGAGGCTGCCAACCTTCAAAATAAGAGGGACATGAGGAAGAAGGAATAAAAATGGCAGACCAACAAACAAGTTTAGCGATAGTCATCGAGGCAATCAACAAGGCCTCAGCGACACTGAAAGAGGTCGAAAAAGACCTGGGTAAGTTGTCTGGTGCGGTGGGGGAACAGGGAGCCACCGCCAAGACTGCCGCCTTGGGTTTCGGGGAGCTGGTCGCTGGTGTGGCTCTTGGCGGGATAACTGCCAAGATCGCCGTCTCGGCATTCCAAAAACTTATTTCTACCTTGGCCAGTCTTCCTAAAATGTTTCTTGATGTTGCCGCAGGAGCGTCGGAGATTGAAGGGCTAGCAATCGCAATGCACGTGGTTGCTAACAATGCCGGCGTAACTGCTGAGGCGGTTGATAAAGTCAGAGATTCGGTTGTCGACCAAAACGTAACCACTGTGGCTGCCAATCGACTTTTGACGGACTTGATCAGGAACCAGGTGGACTACACCCAGGCCACCGAATTGGCCGCAGCCGCCCAGAACATCGCAGTTGCTTCGGGAGTTTCTTCTTCAGAAACCATAGAACGAATTTCGCAATCAATATCTTCAGGCAACACCTGGCTCCTAAGGCAATTAGGATTGGTTGAGCATCTCGACAACATTTACCGGAGATATGCCGGAACGCTTGGTAAAACCAGCGAGGAATTGACCGAGTCCCAAAGAAAGCAGGCAGTGGTAAATTATATTCTCCAGGAGGGCGAGAAATACACCGGTGCCTATGGAGCCGCGATGAAAAACGCTGGCAAGATTATACGGTCGACCAAAGACCGTGTTAAAGAAATTACCTACTCTTTAGGTAAGATTTTTGGACCGGTTCTATACGAAATTACCAAAACGATTTATGATTTTGTAAGTTCGATTGTGAAATGGGCACACGAGAACGACGCCAAACTTCGAGCCATAGCAAAATCGGTCGGAGAGTTCGTGCATGGAGTGGTTGCTTCGATCAAGTCCTTTATCACCAGCATTCCTTGGGACTACCTGGTTGACGCTCTCAGCTGGGTTACCAAGCAACTGGCCTCTTTCGCTCAAGGCCTAAGAGTCGTCTTTAACGTGGTTCAGATATTCGTAAGAGGCATCCAGGAGTCGATAGCGACTGTCAAGTCGTTTGGGGAGGCATTGTGGGCTTTGGCAAGAGGAGATTTCAAGGCCTTGAGAGGCGTTTACACGGAGTGGAAGGACTACAGTGCAAAGACCGGTGAGGCGATAATGGGCGATTTGGGAGACATAACGAACGCCTTCTCGTCATCCTACAAAGCCCAAACTTTTAATTTGAGAGAATACTGGAAAAAGGTTGGTCAATCCGATAGTGCCGGCTGGGAGGACAGGTTTAAACAGACCGAGGAAGGCGGGGAACAATTATCAGCAAAACAGAAAAAGAAACTCCAAAAGATGCTTCGGGATATCGAGAAGGCCAACCGGGACTACCAGCGGGCGGTCGAGAAAAGAGTGAAAGACTTCAACGAGAGTTTCGAGGATTTGGTGATCTCCCACAGAGACGCCATCGGGAAGCTGACCGAAGACCTTGAGGAAGAAAGCCGGGACTACCACGACAAGCTGGCAGATTTGGCTGAGGACTACGAAGACGCCATGGACGAAATCGAGGCCAGGCACAAAAAGAAAACAGAAAGCATAAAGGAGGATATGGAGGATGAGCGTAAAAAGGTTGAAGAAGAGGTTAAAAAAATCGCCAAGAAATACAACGAGGAGACTACTTTAATTAAAAGAGAAGCCGAGGCCAGATTCGGAAACCTGAAATCCCAGTTGGACAAGGAAAAAGCTCTGGGCGATAACGCCGACAAGCACAAGGTAAACGCCTTGGAGCAGATGATAGCTTTTGAGCAGAACGGTCTTAAAACCGCTTTGGATGATAAAAAGGACAAGTACGATGAGGAAGTGGGCGACGTGAAAGACAAGCTCCAGGAGAAACTGGACAAAATCAAAAAGGAACTGAACGAAGAAAATAAGATTTTCGCCGACGCTTTCGTTGAAAGGAAGGAGAAATATGATGAGGATGTTGCCGATGCCAAGGAATCCTACGAGAAGAAGCGAGCCAAACTCCAGGAGGAGCTTGACAAAGAACTGGCGATCAGGGAGAAATACGCCGAGGAATTCAAGAGCATAGGAGACAAGCAGACCGAAGACGATATCACCAGGCTTGTCAGGAAACACGAGGAGGAACTGGCCGAGATGGAGAGAGACCATCAGGAAAAGGTTGCGGAGATGGAGTCAAAAGGTTTGGACGAAGGTTCCAGCTATGTTGGAGGGCTTACGGATGGCATCCAGAGCGGTTATCCGCAATTCAAAAATGAGATAAACAAAATAAGTAGTGATATTGATAACGTGACCAATAAAACATCCGAACTTGGCAAGTTCGATTTCGGATTGCCGCAGGAAGCGTGGCCCAGCGGGCAGCTTTTTGGCGGTGGTGGTGGTGGAAGTTGGGCCAAAGGCGGGCTGGCAAGCCATCCGGGGATCGTCGGGGAGGCAGGGCCCGAAGTTGTTCTGCCTCTGAACTTTCCCAAGAGAATGGCAATGGTTATGAAATCCTTGGGCATAGGCGGAGGCGGAGGTGGGCAAGTAACACAGAATTTTTATGTTACAGTTCAGGATAAGCAAGATGTTGATGTTTTAATGGAGCGTGCAGGTTTTGCACTCAAGCAAGGAGGTGGGTACTCATGATTTCGAACATCACGGCTCCCATAGCGTTGGGGCAGGCCACTGATAACTATGTGATCAGGGATGCGTCAGGTTTCGGCTCCGGCGGCGTCGAGGTGGTGAGGTGGAATAGGCCCGGATTCCATGGGATAAAGACTCCGAGGTCGTTCTGGCGTGAAAGGATAATGCGTCTGGTAATCGGAGTCCGGGCTGACAATTCCGCCACCTATGAGCAGAAAAGGCGAGACTTAGAAGAGGCATTCGATCTTCCGAGGAACGGGCTGACGTGGCTCAAGTTTACTACCACCGGCGGACTGAAACTCCAAACCCGTGTGCAACTGAATGCATCAATCCAGGCACCACTCAGAGCTGGCGAGGTGACCATCGGTGAATTCAGGATCGAGTTGATAGCGGAAGATCCGATATTTTACTCCCAAACTGAGCATAATACTGATATCACCTTCGCTGCCGGTTCTGGAACTTTAACCAATTCGGGGAACGCTCCAGTCTTTCCGGAGGCTAGAATCCACGGTAATGTTAAAAATCCTTCAATCTTGAGTTCTGGATTGGCAAGGACGGTATCTTTGGCTGGTATAACCATCGCGGCTGGGCATTACTACAATATAAATATGCTTGAGGAAATAGTTGAAGACGAAACCGAGGCGAGCAAATATTCTTATGTTGATACGGACGACTTCTTCTGGCTGGCAAAAGGTAATAACACAATCGTTCTGGGTGGAACTCTCGGTGCTTCCGGGGATCGCAAGGTAACTTTTTCCTATAGAGACGGTTATTTAGGAGTTTGAAAATGACTATTGTAAAACAGTCCAAATACGGGACTTTCAAGTATGGAGAAAGAAAATACGGCAAGAACGTCTCTATCGGCGAATCGATTGGCATTACCGAAGAAGCTTTATCTAAATTCAATGATACTTTTCTCAAATACAAAAAAGATAGTCTGGAAATTTCCGAATCTCTGACTCGTGAAATTAGCTATAAAAGATCGTTCTCCGACTCCTTAGGTATTAGTGATGTTCCATTTACCGAATTTGATCTTAGCTTGTCCGATTCTTTGAACATAAGCGAGACATTGGCCAACCAGACCACTCTAAAATTATCCGATTTGATTGATTTTAGCCTTCTGATAGAAATCGAGAAAGCAGAAACAATAATATTCAAGACAAATTGGAAGTTTCTGGTGAAGGACGGTTCGGGGAACACAGTTGCCTCATTGGTAAACGCCAGAGAACGTTGGTTCACCGAAAGATTAAACCAGGAAGCCGAGGCCGGCTTTGTCCTTGATGCCGATGACGACAACTGCAATTCCACGATATTGGCTCTTGGCATCAACGAGCTTCATATCTACTACAAAGGCACCTTGATGTGGGCGGGGCAGCTTGTGTCCGCACGGAAGATAGCGAAAGGCAATGATATCTATTGGGAGGTTTTAGCTAAGGATTGGACGGCCTTGCTAGGCAAGCGGTTCTGCGGAGTCGAGAGCCTGAGGGAGTTCACCACGACCGACGCCGGCCAGATCGCCTGGACTTTGGTTAGCGAGACCCAGGCATTGGCCAACGGCAGCTTTGGCATTACAAAAGGAACGATACAGGCCTCGATGAACAGGACCGCCACCTACGACAAGAAGAACGTTTTGAGTGCCATCACGGAACTTTCTAATATGGGGAAGGACGGCGAGGCAAACTACGGGTTCGACTTCGAGATCACTCCGGCAAAAGTTTTCAACGTCTATTACCCATACAAAGGAACGATCAGGAACGACGTGGTTTTCAGATATCCCGGAAACTGCGAGGATTTTGAGGCCTTTGTTAACTCATGGGATATAGTTAACCAAGAATGGGGATTAGGCACCCATTGGACAGGAGCGAGTTCCATTGTCTCACGGGCCGATGCAACCTCACAAACAACATACAAGCGGAGGGAGGCAATAAAAACCTACGGCGATATGTCGGTCCTGGCATTCCTGCAGGATATGGTCTGGCAGGATGTCCAATGGAATAAGAGCCCGTCAACGGTCATCAAGTTCACCAGCAGAGTCGACGCAAAAACAGGAATTCTGGATTATGAGGTTGGCGACGGGGTGACGGTGATCTGCGACAAGTTTGGCATAGACGAGTGGCTGTGGGTTTATGAAAGGAAAATAGAAATAGGAGATAATGATGAGGCAAGAGTTAATTTGTTAGTAGGAGACTAAATGCGGAGAAGATTATTCCCGAACTTTATAGGCGATTTCGCCAAACTGCAGGAAAGGCAAGACAGGATTGAGATGGTGATGCGGGTTATCGGGTTCTCGCCGGACAAACCATACACTCTGAACGTCAGCGACGAAACCAGGAACAGAGTAAAGATAGGTAAGATCAACGGGGACTACGGCATCAAGATAGTCGACAATGCGGGGAACGAGGTCATCCTCGCCAACGGGACGGTAGTCGCCGACGCGATCAAGACGGGAACTCTCGACTGCGACCTGATCACCGTCGCCAACCTCAGCGCTGGAGACATTTCCACTGGCACGATGTCAGCCGATTTTATCTCCGGTGGGACGATTGACGCCAACGATGTCAACCTTATTAACCTTCACGCCGATAAAATTACGGTCGGGACTTTTTCAAATCCCAACGATAGGTTTACCACCGGGAGCCTGAGCGGAGTGAAGATCTCCAATGGGACGATCACGGGGAACAAGTTGGTTGCCTACACCATCGAGGCAGACAACATCAACTCCAACGCCATCGAATCCGACAAGATTGCGGCCGGAGCGGTGATTGCAAGCAAAATCAGCGTATCCCAACTTTCGGCGATCAGCTCGAACATAGGAACGATAATCGCGGGAAGCATAACGGCCGACGTGATCGACGTGGGAACTCTGAACGCCGACAGGATACCCGGACTTAATACCGCCAAGCTCGTATCGGGGAACTATAACGTTGGCTGGAGTGGGCAGCCTTCCAAAATTTACATCAGGAGAGGCGACACTTTCGGAAATGCGAAGTTGCTGTGGGAAGGCGGGAGCTCGATATGGAACGACAGCAACAATTACATAGGCATCAACGCCGTCGGCGAAAGGATATACTTCTACACAGGGAGCCAGCTGTATGCCTTGTTCCAGAGAGGAAGCCCCGCCTCCTTCTATTCGGGAATAGCGATAGAAGGTGGAGGAATACACTTTGAAGGAGAGCATAATATCGATAATATCGATTGCTTAATAGGAGCGAATGATATCAGGTATGTCTTGGGGGACAATTCCTATTACCACAGTTTTTGCAATGCTGGTTATACAGAACATTTATGGATTTCTCCTGATGGTGGGATTTGGGGACATGGAGATATGCACTTTGATGGTTCAAAAAGCTTCAGAATCCAGCACCCAGAGGACAAGGGCAAATACATACAATACGCCTCCGTAGAATCGCCGGAGGTGGCACTGAAGATCAGAGGACGGGCCAAACTGGTTGAAGGAAAGGTTAGCATATCGTTGCCCCACCACTGGGATTTGGTGGCGAGCAATCACCTGCTAACGGCTCAGGTCACGCCATTGGGAGATTGTAGAGGATTGTATGTTTCGAGATTGGGGCTCTCCAAGTTCACGGTTAAGGAATTACAAAAAGGAAAATCTAATGTAAAATTTTGCTGGGAAGTAACTGCCACACGGAAAGGATTTGAAAAATTTGACATAGAACCGACAAAAGAGAGTATAATAGAGGAAAGAGTCAGAAAAACGATTGAAACAGAAAATACAAGAACAAAAAATGAAAGAAAAAGGTCGGAGATAGAGATGCCAATTTTCAGGAAAAAATACAGGGAATTGACAGGCAAAGAATATGGATATAAAGTAGAGCGAGGAAAACGGAAGGCCGAGAGATGAAACTGAGTAATATAAAGCCACTGGGCCAAAAGGACAAAAAGTGGGCTTCAAAGAAGCTCGGATTTGGCACTGGCACAATCGGCGATTACGGCTGCGTCCTCACTTGCTGCACAATGCTCTGTAATTATTATGGCCACAACACAGCCCCAGACAAATTAAACGAGGATATGAAAAAGGTAGGTGGCTACTACAACAAAAACCTTTGGCAATGGCATAAGCTAACTGAAATTTATCCTGACATTAAGTTTACTGGCGGCTTAGATTTCCCAAACGACCCGACACCGTTAAATAAGATTGATAAGCAATTAAACAAAGGTTTTCCTGTTATTGCTTATATAGACTATTCTTCAAAACCTGGAATACAGACCCATTTTGTATTGATAGTTGGCAAGGTTAACGGCGATTATCTAATCAACGACCCATTGGGCGGAGAGACCTATTTCTTCAAGGCAAAATACGGCGACATTGTCAAAAGAGTTTTGGGGTTAAGGTTCTACGAAGGTAAGGTTCCAAACGCCCCGCAGACGGGTTCTAATGAATTGGCAGAATGCTTAAAAGCCCACCAGTCGTTAATGCGACAACTTGAGGCAAAAGGCAAGGAATTGGAACGCTTCAAGCACCGCCTTCAAGTTTCCGAAACCGTACGGAAATCTTTGGGCTCTACAATCAAGCAATTAAACGCTGAAAATAGCCGAATATTGGAAAGGAAGGCAGATTGGCAGTCAAAACTTGAAAGTGCCAAA